AAGTTCGTGCAATTTCGGTCTTGCCCTCGTTCATCCACTCTTGACTGAGTGTTGGCGGCATGTCGTAGTTGTCTGCATAGTGCCAGAAGTCTAGCGTGCCTTCTGCATTGCTCCGCATTTTACCGCTCACACGGTTTGGCTTCATGCGGTAGTCGGCCCATGCTTCCTGGTAACCGAATGTCTCTTCGTCCACTTCAGTGCCCGTTACCATGATTTCCTTTTTCTTGATAGGCTGTTCGCCCAGATTTGCGAACTGCGGGAAATAGTAGTCCAGTCTGTCGTTACGGCTCCAAAAGCGCTCCAAACCCTGCTGATAGCTGTGATTATGGCGAACACACATAACACCGATAATGAATCCGTGTTCTTCAAAGCTCTTGGTGAAAGAGCTTTCGTTGATAGGTGTGACGGACATTGCGCCAGTTTCACCGATAGGTGTATCATTTTGGTTCTGCTGTCCTGAGGTCTGAACGATTTGGTTAATGTTGACGTGGTATCGTCCGCCGCCCAGGTATTCCGGCACCTGTACTGTTTTGTCGCTGATGCTTACGCCAAACAGTGCCCTCACCTGTTCACGGTATCGACTGCCGCCACGTGCCAGCGCTTCGTAATAGTGCTGTACTGCAAAGGCCTGTCTCAGCTGGTTGATTGTTGCGGCTTCGATGTTGCTCAGGTCTGTTGCAATGTATCTTGCGACAGAATCTCCGCCTGTTTGTCCTGTTGAGCCCATTGCTACGATTGTTTCATCTGCGCTGTTCTGTTCCAGATTTGCTGCGGCTCCACTCATCCAGATTGTCGTTGGATTCGTTTGCCCGTTGATTCCGTTGTCATCGAACATTTTCACAGGTGCGTTTCCCGTTAGAGCGATTGTTACTTCCGGCCCACGCTGAGGATACGGCAGACAACTTGAAAAGTAGTCGTGAAAACGGCTAACTGGCAGACAGCGTCCGCCTCTGTATGCTTCTTTCAGAATTTCTTCAATGTTATTTTCATCGTTTGCGTCTGAGTATATTACGTTTTCATCGTTTGTGATGAGTGTTGCCGGGTTTCCTACGTTTTGGTCTCTGAAAAATTCGTTCCAGATTTTCACGTATGCTCTGAATGGAAGCGCATTTACTTCCATTTCGGTTGCCGCACCTTTTTTGATTGCTTTTGTAGGTATCCCCATGTAATCACAGATACTTGCTTCGTATGGTCTGTCTGCTCTTTCTCCTGCAGGAATTATAAGCTTTGGCACTGTGTATGTTCCTTTCGGCATCCACGGTGCATCGTCTGCTTCACCCATGAATCGCTTGAAGTTGTCCCATAGGATTCGGTTCGGACAGAAGAAGTAATAGAAATCGATGAATGCATCATCGAAAACAGGATACTTTGGAGTGGTCATTCGGATGATTGCCGCCGTATCCACGCTGAATGTATCGCCGGGCAATACTTCGTCTACATAGAAAGGAATCAGTTTACCTGCATCGAAAGTCGTGAGAATGTTCTGGTCTCGATTGAATCGTGTTCGGCTGACGTGTGTTTCCGGCACTTGGTTGAAGTGTCTCTCATTATTCCGGTTCATTGCTTTCCTCCTGCTTCTTTTTCTCGGTTGCGGCCTTTTCCTGCATCCTCTGTAGTTCCATTGCATTGGCTTGTGCCGTTGCCATCATGGCGTGATACTCGTGAATGTTGGTCGGCCATTCGGTGATATCCACTGTTTCGTCCGTTTTTGCGCTGTCTGCCAGGCTTTTTGCGAACTGCGGGTCGAAACTCGCTTTGCGGACGATGTTTTTGATATCGCATTCGTCTGCGTAGCTTTCGATTTCAGCTTGGATGTCGATTGGCTCAGTCTCAATCAGTTCTCTGTTGCCTTTTTCGTCTTTGCCCCAGACGTACTGCTTACGTAGTTTTTCGCCTGAGTTTGAAAAGAAGGGCTCTCGCCCTTCCTCATATCGTTTATTCATGCGGTTTGCCCTCCCATACCTTTTCCGGCTCGATGCTCTGGAAGCTTCCGTTTTCATCGTCGAAGTTTGCGATGTGGTAGCCCTTGTAGTCCTCAGGTGACTGGCCCAGGAACGTTTTCTCGTCCTTTGCCATGATATTGCACATCCGTGCAAAGGTTTCGTTGCTCTTGCTTTCTCCGATGTAGCAGTAGCACTTTGCCACGCTGTCGTAGATGCCATAGTATCCGTGAATCATGTTTTTCTCCTTTACAGTCTGATGCCGCCCCGCATGGGTTTCTGGCTGAGGTTGATGCTTTTCGTTTTGCGCGCCGTTACGTTGAACATTCTCTTGTCAGTGTGTACCGGCATCCGCTGTCTGTGCTTCATATGTGTACTCCCTTCTGAGTAGTTCCAGTTCGATGTCATTGGCCCATTTCTTCATAATCCATATTCGGTCAATCATATTTTTTGCGTCTTCTGAGTTGGATACTTTTTTTACCATTTTGTATCCAGCTTCTATCTGCTTGTATAGCCTTTCGGCCTCTAGTCTGAGGTTTTCTTCGGTCTGGTCTCGTACATTCCATGTTTTGTGCATCATGTTTTACTCCTTTTCCTTCAGGACGTGATAGATTTCGTCAAGCTTTTCCAGTACGGTCTTGATGAGCTGAATTGCTTCTCGCAGGTCCTTGACTTTGATTAATGCCATAGGTCACACCCCCTTTCTGTATCTTTTTTCACGTACATCAATGTGTGTGAAGTTTGTGTATCTGATTATTCCGCCTTGTTCTATGATGCTATCTGCGTACTTTGCGACTTCTTGACTGCTGTGTCCTTTTACTACGATATCGGCCGCCATTCCTTTGCAGTGGTAGCTGTTTGATGCTCCTTTTACTTTGCTGTTCCAACTCGGTGTACGGTATCCGCTGTTGATGATGACCGGTGCGTTGAAGTGGTTTCGGATTTCTTCTAAGACTGCGAGTAGCTCAGGTGCCCATAAGAATTCTTTTGTTTTGTCTTTGCATCTAAACTCTTCTGCTTTGAAGTGTTGCGTTAATCGGTCGTTGTTTGTTTGGTTTAAGATTTTTGTACTCATTTTTATTACCTCTAGTTTTTTTATATCATGGCCGGCTTGATAAGTCAAGGGTTTTTTGAAAAAAAACTTTTGACGTTCAAGTCGGATGCCCGCCGCAGGCGTTTTCAACATTTTCCACATAGTTTTCAACATTTCCACATTGTTAAACTTTAGCACAATAGAGTGTTTCAACAATTCAACAAGTTTTCAACAAATCTTTCAACATTCTTTTTTGCGTTTTTTCTTCGTACTAACGTGAATAAAAAGCACTTTTCAACATTTCCACATACTCTACTACTACGACTACAACAAGTTATATTATAATACGTGCGCACGCGTGCGCGTGTAGTTTTTCGCGTGCGCGTGTGTGCGCGATTAGAATAATCAGAATAATAATTAGAATAATAAAGCCCAGTACCTTACTTGATAGGTACTGGGCTAGGTGACACCATCTATAAAATACCACGCTTTTTCGTTTGTTTTTTGGTGACACGTTCTTTTGTCTCTAGGACTGTTTTATAGTCCTGCTCCTCTAGCTGTAGACGTTTTTGTTCTATGGCGTTTTTCTGTCGGTTTTGTTTAATTCTCCACAGTCTTTGTGGGTTTTCTGATTCCATCTGCTTTTCATAGTATCTTGGAATTTTCGCTTGTTTTCCGTTGGTGCATTGAATGTAACCTTTCTGCCAGATTTCTGCCTTGTGCTCTTGATAGTAATGGTCTCCAAGACCCGGTTTTAGGCTCATGCAAGCAAAAGGTTTCGTTTGTCCCAATTCGTAGTATGCATTGGCTTTCTTTCCTTCTATCTCGTACATTTTTTTTGTAACATACCCTGCAACATATCTATAGGTTTCTGGAACTGCTTGCGCAATCTGTATTTGACCCATGCCCCATAGGTTTTCTAACCATTTGCTGGTATAGTATCCATTGTGGTGAATCTTGTATAGGTTCTTCAGGTCTGTCGGTTCCCACCCGTATAGTATCATGTGATAGTGTGGTCTTGCTGTTTGTTCTCCGTATTCACCCGCTACAAAATAGCGTAATTTGCCTCTGTAAGCCTTCCTGAGGCGTTTTAAGAATTTTTGAATATCTTCATACAGTAGAATCTGTACGCTGTCTGGACGCTTCTCTCCCGGCTTCCACGTGTATTGTACCTTTCGCATGATTTCGCCTGTTTTTACTATCATGCCCGGTACATGGTTGTCATCATAAGTTAGCGTGATAAACCATACCTGTTCTTTTGGGTAATCTCTTGCTTCTAACTCTATGCGCGTCGTCCAGTCTTCTCGTTGTCTGATTCTGCACCCGATGCATTGTCCGCACGGTATCAACATAACTTTTGGATTATACATCAAATCTTCATATTTTAGCTGTTTCCCGCTTAACTGAGAAAAGCGGGCGAGTGTATATACCCGCCCGCTCACTTCTTTGTTATCCGGGTTGTACAGCCTGATTAGCGGCTTGTAACAACTCATTTCAGATAATCACCCGGCTTTCTTTTTTGTCCATAGTCTCCTGTTTTATTCTGCATTGGGTCGTCTGTTCTGTGTCCTGGTTTTCCACTGCCGTTTGCTTTTTTCCCCATTTTATTTGTGATGTCTTCAATTGTCTCGTTTGTTTCGTTGTCGATATTTGTTAGTGCTTTCATTAAGCCGTATGGAGAGAGATGTGTTTCGCTTAGCATTTGATTCCAGCTTTGCGATGCGTTGTACCAGTCTGATTTACTCCAGCTTGAGCTGCTGTATGAGTTCGGAACAAATCCGCTGCTTCTGCTGATTCCTAGTGCGCTGCTGCTTGCCAGTCCCATGCTTGCTCCGCTGATTGTTCCCGCCGAACCTCCTGGTGTGCTTGCTCCGCCGTTTGCAGCTGCTAGGATTGGATTTATACCTGCTTTTTTCATGTCCTCAACCGCTCTTTGGTATGCTGTGTTGCTCATGCGTTCTTGGAACTGTCTGTTTGCTAGCGCTTCTGCGCTGTTGTAATTCATCGCGGCTGTGTTTTCGATGTGGTTGTATACGCCTTGCATGATGGCTTGCATTGTGTTGTATCCCATTTGCTGTAGCATACTTTTTCTGTTGTATTTTTGCTGTGCTATGCCTTCTGCGCTTTGATATCCGTATGCTTGCTGTAGATATTTTGCGATTTGCTCATCATTTGTTCCGGCTTGGCTTCCGCTTTCGGATGCTCCGCCGCCTTGGCTTACACTTCCTCCGCTACTTTGGCTTGTTCCTTCATTTCCCCATCCGCCAAAACTGCCTGTAACGTTTTTTACTGCGTTTGTTATGCTTCCTATGCTTGTTGCTACATTTCCAAGCATGCTTGTTCCTTTTATAATTGCTCCCCATGGAATTGCCATTTGAAAATAGCCGGGTTTTTGTCCCGGCTTCCTCCTTTCTTTACAGCTTTTCCAGACCCGGCACGCTGTACAGCGGCATGCAACGAGTGGTCTTGTTCATCACCCTGATTGCCCCAAAGAACTGCGGTTCATTCTGAACAATCAAAGTTCGTGCAATTTCGGTCTTGCCCTCGTTCATCCACTCTTGACTGAGTGTTGGCGGCATGTCGTAGTTGTCTGCATAGTGCCAGAAGTCTAGCGTGC